GATCCGCGAGGTCAAGTCGTCGGTCACGATGATCGTCGGCACTGCGCCGGTCCACCTTGTTCACGAGAATGCAGAAGCCCGCGCCGCCTATATCAACAGGCGTATCGTCATCCGCTCGGTGAAAGACGCAGTCGCCGCCTTCGGCCCGAACACGGCAGGTTTTACGCTGGTCGCGGCAATAGAATCGATTTTCAACAAGACGATCAATGGACAGGGCGGCGGCACCGTCATTGCCGTCAACGTGTTCGATCCGGACGTGCATCAGGATGGTGGCCAGCCCGATCCGGCATTGGTAACGGCAGCGGATATCATCGGCACCGTCGATACCGCAGGAATCTATTCCGGGTTCCAGCTTGCCTACGGCGCATTCAATTCTCTCGGTTATTTCCCGAAAGTGTTACTCGCGCCCGGCTTTTCGACACTGCCGGGCGTCCGTGCCGCCATGGAAGTGATCGCCAACAAGATTCACGCCATTCATCTCGACGATCTGCCGCTCGGGCTGACTGTCCAGCAAGCGCTCGAGCAACGCGGCACAGCGGGCGGCTACAACACGTCTTCGGAGCGGGCGCTTCTGTTCTACCCGCACGTCAAGGCGCTTGACTCCATCACCGGCGAGATGACGTTGCAGCCCTACAGCCAGCATTACGCGGGCGTATTGGTCGCTTCCGATCTGGCTTACGGCTACCACCATTCGCCGTCGAACCGCGAAATGGCGGATGTCTACGGGCTCGAGCGGGATATCTACCATCACGCCGGTGATTACCAGTCCGATACCAATCTCCTGAATGGAGCCGGATTGATTACCGTCAGAAACAACTATGGCTCTGGCTTCCTCACCTTCGGCAACCGCTCGGCGGCCTTCCCGACCTCGACCGACATGCGCAACTTCGTCCATGCCCGGCGCATCTTCGACATGATTCACGAGTCCGTTCTCTACTATGCCATGGAGAAAACGGATCGGCTGGCGACCGCTGTCAATATCGATATTGTTGAGGAAGACGTCAACGCCTTCCTGCGCAGCAAGGAAGGTGATGGTGCGCTCTACGGCGGGCGCTGCACCTTCGACCGGACGAAAACCACCAAGCGCACGGTCGCGGACGGCCATGTGTTCTACAAACTCGAATTGATGCCGACAGGCCTCACGGAACGGCTGACCTTCGACAGCTATCTCGATCTCGACTTCGCCAAAGCGGCGCTCGGCCTCACGTCATAAGGAGTTTTTCCGATGTCTGATCCCATCCGCGTCGGCCATATCACCCAGGCTGACGTTTATATCAATGGCAACCGCTTCATCGGTCGCGTCAAGGAATTCGAGATTCCTGAATTCGGTCACAAGATGGTGACCCATGAAGCGCTCGGCATGATCGGTATTCTGGAGCTGCCGTCGCGTGCCGTCGAAGCTCTCAAGGGCAAGATCATCTTCGACTACATTGATTACGAAGCCGACCAGATGGTTCTGAACCCGACCAAGGTTCACTACTGGCAGCTGCATTCCTATGTCGATGTATTCGATGCCGGTGGGCTCAATGCCGACAAGAGCCACCGGCGCATCGTCACGGTCGGCGTCATGTTTGCCAAATCGAACGGCCTGTCCATCAAGCTTGGCGAGAATGTCGAGCGCGAACTGGAAGTATCGGTCGTCTCGCTGATCGACAAGGTGTCAATCGTTGCGACGCCTCTGCTCGAATACGATGTATTCAACGGCATCTACCGCATCAACGGCGTATCCGTCTGGCCCGACTGACACGGTCAGACCGACTGACACGGCCAGACATTCCTTTTACGGCATATTTTTCATCGAACAGGACTGACTCATGAGCAAAACCGAAACCGACACCGCAAAAGCCGCCGTCACCGCCGCCCCAAAATACCCGGTGCGCGAGTTCACGCTGAGACATTGCGGCGTCGTCGTCACCATCCCCGACAACTGGCATGTCAGCGACACCAATGCCGCGCAGCGCTACGGCAGCGGTGATATCGGCAAGGTCAACCTGATGCTGGCTCATCGCATCTGTCTGTTCGACGGCCAGAAATGGAGCATTTCAGACATCATGGGAAAAATCTCCGGCAAGGACTGGCTGATCCTGCAAGGGCAGTTGTTCGGTGGCGACGATGATGAAGAGGATGCGGAAAAAAACGCATGATCCCGCATGTGCGGGATTTTGAATGGATGGTGCGCCGGGGCTGGCCTCCGGCGGACCTTGGTAACATGACGGTGGCGGAGTTTCGCTTCTGGTTCGGTGAAGCGCTTGCCGCCGCGAAGGAAGAAGCCGAGGCGATCAAGACGGCGACGAAAGGGTAGCCCATGAAAGTTTCGCTCGTACTGGAGGCGCTCGACAGGATGTCGCGCCCGTTGCGGGCGATGCAGAAGATGCTGACCGGGGCGAATACAGAAGCCCAGAAAGGCGCGGAAAAGACTGTCGAGGCCACCGGAAAGGCCGCCAAAGCTTACGATGCCACGGCCAGGGCCGCGACTGCCGCAGGAGACGCCGCTGCATCCGCCGGTGCCGCCGCCGTCAAGGGCGCAAACGAAACCGCAGCCGCAGCCGAGAAAGCCGCCAAATCCTACAAGAATATGGAGGAATGGTCGAAGGACTGGGGCTCCGGCAGCGCCAAACAGCAGAAACAGCGCGCGAAATGGGCCGGATGGGCTGCCGAGCGGCGGGCCAATCAACCCGATCCGGGTGCGCAGCATGAAAAAGAGGTCCGCGCCCTCTATACCGCGCGCGTCAGTGCGCTCGCCGGGGTGGTCAGCGGTAAGGTTGTCGGCGGCTTCGCGCAGGCCGGACGCGGCATTTCCCGGATCGTCAGCGGCGCGGTCTCAGCCGGTGTCCGGGCATCCGGAATTCTGACCGGTGCGGGCATACTCGGTTCGATTCCGGCACTTGTCTCGACCCACATCATTGCGCCGTCGCGCAAGATGGAGGAATACGAGAACGCGCTGCTCGGCATGAAGCTGACGGCAGAGCAGGCGCGCAAGGAACTGGCCGAGGTTGCCGGGTACAAACTCAATTTCTCCATCGACAAATCGGCGCAAGCCTTCGTGCGCATGCGAGACACCGGCATCAAGCCAACGGAAGCCGTCATGCGGTCGCTCGGCGATGCCGCCGCGGGTACGAATGTCTCCATCGCCAACGCGGCGGAAGCGGTTTCCAATGCGATCATGGGCCGGGGCATGGCTTTAAACCAGTTCGGGATCAAGGCGGCAAAGACCAAGAAATATATGGAATATTCTTTCATCGGCGACGATGGCCGCATGAAGAGAATGCGCGCACTGCTCAACAACAAGGCGTCTCAGGAGCAGGCGCTGATGAAGATCTTCGACATGAAGTTCGGCGGCAGCATGGACCGGCAGGCCGGGACATGGGAAGGCATACTGATCGACATGTCGCGGATGTGGGAAAAATTCCGGCTGGAAATTGCCAATGCGGGCGTATTCGACTTCATGAAGGACAAGCTCGGCGAGATCAGACAAGCCTTTGCCGACCTCGAAAAGTCCGGCCAGTTGAAGGTGTTGGCGAAAGAAATCTCTAATGGCCTGATCGAAGGCATGAAAATAGGATGGGAGGTTTTGAAAGGTATCGGCTCCGCCATCATGACGGTCGCCAGCGCCCTGAAATGGCTCAACGCCAACGTTATCACATTCCGGAACATGGGCTACATCCTGTTGGCGTTGCCGTTTGCCGGACCGCTTCTGGCTATGGCGTCCGGCATGATCAGCCTCGGCATAGGCACGGGCCGGGCCGTCAAGGGGCTTGCCGGTCTGTTCTCTATTTTGAGCCGGATCGGCGCATTCTCCAGAATTGGCAGTGTGCTGCTGCGGCTTCTCAATCCCCTGGCCATGCTTGGCGGAGCCTTTCGACTTCTGGTTGCGCCCATCGCCCTTGTCGGACGGGCGTTCGTCGCGCTCGGCATCTCCATGATGACGACGCCGATAGGCTGGATCATCGCCGGGATCGCGGCGGTTGCCGCTGCGGCCTATCTCATCTACCAGAACTGGGACAGCATCGGCCCGTATTTCTGGGCGCTGTGGGACGGCGTCAAGGCCGCATGTTCCGCCGCATGGGAGGGGATAAAAACCGCAGCCAGCGCCGCATGGGACGGCATCAAGGCTTTGTTCGGCTGGACGCCACTCGGTCTCATTATCAACAACTGGGGTGCCATCACCTCTTTCTTCGGCGAGTGGGGCGGCAATGCGCTCGACGCCGTCAAGAAAGCTTTTACGGCCATTGAGGACTGGGTCGGCGGCGCGGTCAAGAAAATCTCCGAGACCTTCGGCAAGATATCGGATGGTGTCAGGGCCGCGTGGGCTTATGTGTTCGGTGGTAACGACGCGGCGCAGAAGACGCTTGCCGACGGGCTGACCGCCGATCCAGCCCAGCTTGCGGCGGTCGAAGCCGCAACCGCTGGCATCAGAACCAATATGGAAGCGATTGCCGGAGCCGATACGGCGGCGGCTTTGGCAAAGGTTGGCGGATTGTCGGAGGATGCGGCAAAAGCGGCGGAAGCCATCGGCAAGCTTCAGGGCGCAGCCAATGCCGCCGTCGATGCAGTCAGGCGGACTTTGGCCGGAGTATCACTGCAATCGCACGGCACCGCCATGATGGCGACCCTTGCCGCCGGTATTCGTGCCGGAGCCGGACAGGCGGTCGCGGCAGTGCGCGAAACCACGCAACAGATGCGCGATTACCTGCCGCACAGCCCGGCGAAAACCGGCCCGCTATCCGATCTGCACCGCGTCAAATTCTCCGAAACGCTGGCCGGTGCCATCAGGCCCGGACCGGCAGTCGCCGCCGTGCGTACGCTCGCCGCCGGAATGGCTGCCGTGCCGCTCTCTCTTGGCGCTCCAGCAAGTGCCGGTCTGCCCGCCGGTTCGGGATCGGGCGGCGGATCAACCGTCCAGATCACCTATGCGCCGAGCATCTCCGTGCAGGGTGGCGGCGCGGATGCAGAAACACAGATCAGGAAACTTTTACGCGAGAACGCCGACGAGATCATGCGGCTTGTCGAGGAAGCCATGCGCCGCAAGGAACGTCTGCAATATTGAGGTTTTGAAATGTTCGCCCTTCTCGGCACCATTACCATGGGACTCGATCCCAAAACCGGCCCGACCGCGCTCTCGGAAAAGCTCGGCAACTCGTTTGCCCGTCACGATGTCATTCGCGGCAAACCGGTGCTGCAGGATATCGGGCGAGAACTCGACACCATCCAGTTATCCTTCTTCTTCGACGAAACCTTTTGCGATCCCGAAACCGAATGGACCAAGCTCTATGCCTGTTACTTCCTGAAGGAGGCTCTGCCCTTCGTGTTCGGCGGCACCTATGACGGGCGAACCTTCGTCATCGAGACCCTCGAGAAGGAGGTGCAGAAAACATCGCGCTCAGGCCGTGTCGTTCGCGTCGAGGCCAAGATGTCGCTGATTGAAGCGCCGGTGCCCGACCTTCTCGATGCACTGTTTGGAGCCGCCGCAGGTGCCGCAACAGCCGCCGGTTCCGGCGAGACCAATCCGGAGACGAGACAATGAGCCGGCATCTTCTCCATCGTACCAGTGATGGCGAACGCTGGGATCAGCTGGCGTGGCGCTATTACGGCAATGTTTCCCTGCAAGGGCAACTGATCGCCGCCAACCGGCATCTGTTTCCCGACCGGCTCATTCCGCCGGTGCTTTCCGCCGGACTGATGCTCACCATTCCCTTCATCGAAAAGCCCGACACCGCGTCCGCGCTGTTGCCGCCATGGAAACAATGACATGCCGAAAAAGCCGAAATTCCGCCTGATCTATAACGGCATCGACATTACTTCCGCCTTCGACATGTGGCCGACCGAGATCGAATATACCGACAAGCGTCATGGGGAATCGGACGAGGCCACGGTCAAGGTTCACAACACCGGCGGGCGCTGGTTCAACGACTGGGCACCGAAAGAGGGGGTAAAATTCAGGCTGTGGTACGGCTATGAGGGCGAGACCCTTGTGTACGCCGGAGAATTCACCGTCTCGGAAGACGAGGCCGAGGGCGATGCTTCCGGCGACAGCGTCAATTTCAAGGGGCTGGCCGCTCCGAATTCGCAGGCTCTCCGCACCGATAACCACACTGCCTATGAAGAGCAGTCCCTGAAAGAGATTGTCGACAAGATTGCGCAAAAGCACGCTTTGACGGTCGAGGGCGAGATCGAGGACATAAAATTCGAGCGCGTCACCCAGAACGGCGAGCGCGACCTCGAATTCCTGAAACGCCTTGCCGACGAGTACGGCCATTACTTCACCGTCAAAGGCGACAAGCTGGTCTTCACCTCACGCGACGGCCTGCGCGCCCGCGATCCCGTGCGCATCAT